CCTAAGGCTTCTGTGAGCTTAGACAAAACATTAATAACCTCTACAGACTCCTTCCTACTTTCTTCCTGACCCAATGCTGCATTTCTAGTTGAAGCATTCCTAATAGAAGTTGCAGATCGGTAAGCAACCCACTTACCGTCCTTGTGGGTTACAGAAATAGTTCTGTTAGGATCATCAGCATAACTAAAAGTTAAAGACCCTTTACTGGGTTGAAACTTCCACCTACCGTCACCACTCTTTATAGAATCTAAAGCAGATTGCATCTCACCGTTCTGAGTAGACACGTATGAAGCCATCTCATCCAGAGTATCCACCTGGAATACTGTGTTATCCCTAGCAGATCCACCAGCAACATTGAACAATGCGAGTGCGTGTAAAGCAGCTTTTCTCTCGTCAGAACCCCCCTTTGCGGCCATATTTTCAATCTTTGCGAAAGTGGTCATTTTGAAGATCTTGTCCCTTACCTTAGCTTGAAACTTCTTGTCAGTCATTTTAGGGTCGTCAGCTTTCATATCCTTTATGTATTCTTGTAACTCTCCTACATCAACGTTTTCTTTAATATCGTCAAACGAACTATTCTTAACAATATGAGAAACTACTTCTTCAGCGTAAGTGTTTAGAGAGTTTTGAGTTACTACACCATCCTCTGTTTGCACCTGGACTTTTAAAGACAAATCATTAACACTCTTTTCAACCGATTCCACTTCTCTTTGAATTTTTCTAATAGAGGCTTGGTCTTTACCAGAAATTTTCTTATTGAAGTTCTCAGCACGAGCGTCTGGCTCGCCGCGTGCGTTTTCTCCACGTATGATGGTGTTACTAGCCTGTTTACCTGTAGTCTCTCCTTGCTTGGCAGAGCTTAATCTAAGCAGAGTTTTCAAACTAACCTCAGAGGCATACAACATCTGATCCTTACTCTTGATTACCCCTGCCTTGATATACTTATCAAGGAGTTCAGGGTTATTTTTGAATATCTCAGAGGCAGGAGCTTCTGAGATATCTTCTTCTGTGACTCGGGATTTTGTCTCGCCATCAACCTCATACTCCTCACTCTTACGCAAACCCGCTAATGCTTCTTCACGAGACCCCCAGCATTCTAAAACGTCCTGCTTGTCTCCACCGCCAACTTGTTCAGCGACCTGCACTGTAACTAAGGGATCTCTTAATTTCGATGTTGTTGCCGCCATAGTAAGTATGGCAGTCATAAACCTCATGGTCTTTTCTTTATCACCTACGATTTCGGAGATAGCTTCAAGCTCTGCCTGCGCCTCCTCGCTGACAACAGCACCCTGAGACTTATCAATCCAAGACTCTCGCTGCTCATTGAGGTTTCCAAGTAAGTCTAAGACTTCTTTTGACCGCTCTAATACTATATCCTGTAAAGCTTTAATCTCTGGAGTTTCTACACCTTTACCTACAGCAGCCTTCATCTTCACAAGGTTTGTAAGGTCCGTGCCAAACACCTTAGCAATCTCTCCTAACGTTCCTCTAATATTACTTTCTGCGCCTGCGCTACCTGCTGCTACTGCTCTCGTAGCTGATTGGGGTTCCATAGAACAACCAGCCATACCCATCAAGCCTTTGAGAGATCTAGCGGAGGCTTCATTATTGAATACGCGACCCGTAAGACCACGACCCTCGGAGTCTACTTCCGTGTAGACAGTAACTCCTTGCAAGCCCCCACCCTCAGTCACTTTGAATCTATTGCAAGCTTCTTCCTTAGCGGATTCGTCACCCGCCGCAGCTTTGGCTAATACATTCAACGCTCTTGAAATCTCTAACGCCTGACTGGCAACAGCAGGTTCAGAGTCTACAAAATACTTACCAGTCTTACCATCAAACCTTAGGACGGGAACGTTGTTGATAAGTTGTCGTTCCACGTTACCAACCTGATTACCTCTTAAGAATTGTAAGTGAGGCTTGCACTTAGCCCAAGTAGCATTAGGAGCAAACTGTACCTGATCCATATAATCAGGATTAATTGATCCGTCTTCAGTGCATAAAAGAGCGGTCATTGCTTGGTCAAACTCGTTTACATTATCAACAAGCTCACCAACAATTTCAGGATTCTCTTTTGCCATGTCCGACCCTAAAACGGACTGACGGCGATCTTGCCTGTCCTTCTCTTCTTTTTGCTGAAGTCTCTCTTTTTTCTCCTTCTCAGGGTCAAATAATTCAGCATCCTTTCTGAAGGCGTTTACGAACTCTTCCCTGTTGTCATCCAATACTTTAGAATTTCTGGCATCATCTGTGTAACTGAATAAAGTTATGCCTTTCTTGTTACCAGCATTCGGAGTCCATACATATATGGAACCTCCGTTAGGTCTAGTGATGGGGTTGGGCTTAGCCTGTCCGAACGTTTGTTGCTTACCTGTAGCTTCTGCCTGTTGAGCTAGTGCCTCTGCCTTAGGATCAGCCTCTTGCTCTAACAGTCTAAGCTTACGATCGTGCTTCCGACTGAAGCTTTTCAAAAGTTCCGTAAAAAAATCCATAACTTATAATAGACAAATAGCCCTCTCCCTTATTTAGAGAGAAGGCTACCCGAATTAAACCTAAGAGGTTAGTTGATTCTCGCGTAATCAACAAAGTCGTAGCGGAAGGTTACTTCGACTGTCGAGAAATCATTTGTTGCGTAGTTCTTTTCCGAGAACCTAACACCCGTGGGATATACACCATACATTTCAATGTAGGAGTAAGGCTCATTGGTATTATCAAGCTCCAGAACTGTCATCTTGGTGGCCTTGAAAGATCTATTCCCAGGACCCCCAGGAGACGAGAGCTTCGTCATGTCACCAGTCATCGGATCGTAGATCGTCTTAAACCAGTTCCAGAGGGCCGGAGTGTTCTGCGACAGTAATTGGTTGTCGAACGTTACCGTAACCGCATCAGGGCTAAACTTACCAGGGTAGTAAAGTTTATCGTTAAGTCTGTCTACAACAATGTCATCAACAGAGCCACCGATAGGACTAACTTGCTTTGCCGCAGCAGTAAGCTCTTGCTGTGTGTTCAAGAATTCAGGGGGAAGACCAAAGAACTTAATTTCAAACTGATACGATCTAATCGAATCAAGCTTTGTGGAAAGCTTAGGAAGACTTCTCCCCGGCTCAAAATTGGCTCTGTAATCGTTCTTTAAAAAACTATCTACCATGATTATTATTAGTTAATGGTTGCCGATTGGCTTGTGAGATTGACCTCGAAGACAATCGTTTCAGCAGCCTTAGTAGGCTTGATCGTCACCGAGCACCAAAGCTCATTTCTATCAACTCTCGCAGGAGTATTCGTTGTGGAATCACACTTTACGGCCCCTTCGAGGATCGCTCTTCTCGCTAACAGATCGTCAAGGAACGGGTTAATCGAATCCTCAACAAGCTCCCAGGTAAACTGATCATTCGGCTCGAATTGGAATGGCTTGCCAAGCTCCAGTAAGACCTTGCGGATGTAGATCATCAACCTGCGGACATTGACTCTGTCAAGAGCCGTAGGCGTTCTCTGTGTCGTTTTCTGGCCGAAGATTGTAATGCCCGTCGTGGGGTCATTTGTAATCGGGTTAACCGAGTTCGAGTAGAGACTATCCCTATCTCCTTGGTTGAGCTTAACTTCAGTGTCAGAAGGCTTAGTAAGTCTCCCTCTTCTAAATCCAGCCGGTGCAAACCATGGTTCTGCGACCGAGTCAGTAAAGACACACTGTCGCGCCGCAAAGATTGCAGGATCATACCACTGATCAGCCGCCGCGAACGAGTTGAATACCTGAACCCATGGCCAGTAAACAGCGGCATAGGAGGAGTTAAGAGCAGCATCTCTCGTACCAGCGTCCTGACCATTAATCCACTGGATAGCGTCTTGGACTTCATTGAACCCGTAAGGAGGAGACACGATCGCCAAGAAGTTCTTAGACGATTCTGCCAAGGTTACAAAGGCGTTCTGAACAGATTGAGTGGTTACACCAGGAATCGCAGCAATTGAGATGTTTAACCCATCATCATCGAGAGCATACATACCCGTCTTAAGAGCGGCAGTACCCACCAGCGAACTCGCCTGTTTTGCTCCACTGTCACCACCCGCGAGGTTGTAAGTTCCCTCAACAAGCTTCAAGAATCTCGGAGTACCAACATCAGAGTTGGCAGAAGTGTTTGCCCCACCTACGAAACCAGCCGCAGTGGCAGTGACTCCGAATTGATTTGGAGCATCATACTCAGCAGTATCCTTAAGAAGGTTAACATACACATACTCTGACTGATTGTTGTTAATGTCACTGTTTAAAACAAACTCAGCATAATTATTAGAGGAAGGACTGAGTTCTATTGCGTTGAACGATTCAACTTGAGCCCCATCGCTGTTAACAACAATCTGATCGCGAGTGGATAAGTTGTTGACCTCAACAGAAACCCCTTGAGTGGTGCCGTCTCGCAATGTGGTTATATTGTAGCCGGTGCCGGGGTAAACCGAGTAAGCTTTCAGATCAACGTTAGAGGCTGTGAAGCCGCTAACCGTAATGTTGGATCCGAAGTTAACACCCTCATCACCGCCAATGGCAGCGCCAAAGATACCAAGACCGGAGAAGCCTAAGCTACTATCATCGGAGGAGACACTAAAAGTCGCACCCGAACCAGCATACTTGGAGGCTAAGTAAACATCATTACCTTCAACGTAAGCAAAAACATCTTGACTGCCTAAGATATCTGGATTAAAGGCATTTCTTAAAATGTCAGTCCTTGCCGTAATGCCAGTAGAGCTAGCGAAGCTAACAAGGCCAGTTGTGGTAGTAGCCCCTGCGTTATCTTTAATAGTGTAACGAATGCTGCTTGCATCCGCACCGGGCTCGTAACCACTAACCATAACCGCAGGAGAGGCACCTACAGTAATATCACCCACAGCGTTACCGGTAGCAGCACTTGTATCGATACCTCTAACAAAGTAAAGCTGGTTAGTCGCCTCTAAAATTTCTAAGGCTCCCTCTAAACCCTGACCTTCGAGGTCAGTGTCTGGTTTACCAAATAATCTGATAAGGTTTTCTTGGCTCGTAATGAGGGTAGGTTTGTTGACAGGGCCTTTATTAGCGAAACCTACTAAACCTACGACACTTGAATTGATGTTAGGAGTATAGATCGAAACATCATTTTCAAGAACTACAACGGATGGACTGGTGGGGATTGCCATGATTATTTACTTTTTTTGGTTGATTTAAGTGGACGGTGGGTTTGAGTTACCGGCGCAACAGGGTCTGCCATCAGCTTTAATGAAAGCATTCTCCGATTGACTAAATTTTCCACGACTTTACTATTCCAAGAATCGGGAACTTCTATGCGGCCTTTAGGTTTCAGGAAGAAAGATTGAGGACCCTCGGGGGTCTTGAAACTGACACTTAAACCCTGTAAGCTAGTATTTGTAACGATTTTCATGTAAAGGCTCCTACTATATTTACTACCTTTGAAGTTTAAAAATAGTTAATTTCAACTATCATCAACCACAGTTTCTAAATTAAACTCGTTTATTTCCCCTGTATTCGTAAAGAGGAATTTAGGGCTCGGGATGTAGGTCTCCAGACTTACGCTAATGGTCTTCTGTAGGATCCGATCACTAGAGTCTTGAGCAGTCACAGACCCAACCTCCCGCTCACTATTAATAAAGACTTTATTGTGGACTGAGTACTTAGTTTCGATATTTATGTCGGGACTAAAAAGAGAAAAAATGCTAGCCCTAATCATGTCCATATCCGCCTTATACTTGCACCAAACGTTAATATCGTAGGTAATGTTGATAGGTCGTGGGGGAAGGCTAAGAACTCTTTTTGCTCTCCTTTTTTCAGAATCCCAAACCTTTTCACTAACAATATTCTGGTATCTCATCCTGTTAGAGTCACTCGTTGTTTGGGTTTCAACTATGGTAATCATTGGAAGTATTAGCGTATTGTCCGCTTTCAACTTACCAGCGATTCTTTCGGGATTACCATGAGAGCAGTTAACTTTGATTCGGTTATTATTACCATCAATGTAATAAATGTTTCCGAATATGTGCAGCATACTGCGGAGACTTTCCTTATACACGTTATCAATAACGGGCAAAAGCTTAGTAGTTGTTAGATCTACAATTTTGTTTCTAACTTCCAAGCTATCTTTATCTCGCATTAGTACCTACCTCCTGTTTGATCAGGGCGATCAG